TATTCATTTTGCTCTCCTTTGTGTTGTAGGGGAGTCATAAAACTCCCCTTTGTTGTGTGCCCTAACTCGATGCCTCTAGTAATCTTTCAAGGGCTGACACATATAAGCTTTAACTAGGATATAACGCCTATAAGTATCGGTTGAGTTTCTCCTCAGTAGACTCTTTCAACTCGTGAGCCTAGACACGGACCGTTTATCGTGGACCGTGTTTCGTGGATTAACCAAAGATTTCTTTGATCTTTCGATTAAGTTCTTGTTTGATGTGATCATCAGTTTTTTTATATTCTAAAGTAAAATGAAAAAGACCTCCGATTGTGTTAACTAAAGAATAGCCTTGATTTTCTAATTTAGTCTTTTTAATCTCAGCTTTTTTTACGCTCTTGGGGTCTGCCTCATTCCATTTTACAAATTCATAAGTTTTTGTGTATGTAGTCATTAGTCCTCCGATCTTTCAACCAAAGCTTGTCCGAGATGTTTGAAAAAATCTAAAACATTACCGTTTTTAAAATCAATATGGACAATAATATTTTTTATTTTTGCTTTCTCTTCTTTGGTTGTTGCTTTGATGTGATCTAATATTGCTCCGTAAGAAATAATATTAAATGATCCGTTTTTATCGATTTCAAAAGTGTCATGAATATCGATATTTTTTTCTTCGACAAAAGTGTCGAGCCATTCATTAAAGTTAGTCATTTTATTAGCCTCCTATTAATATTAAATAAGCGATATAAAACGCTTTGAACACAAGTAGACCGATAATAACTCGGTCTACTATAATTTCTGATTTCGGTTTTTTATAAAAATCCGAGTTCATTATAATGCTTTCTTGTTTCAGTTAAAAGTTTATCAAACTGATGATTTGGAATTCTTGATTTTTTATCTCCACCGTCAATTTGAGTTAAGTGTTTACCTGTGGTCCTAGACCAAACGTTTTCACTTACGTGAAGAATTCCGTTATGTGATTTAAAAGCCACAGGGGTCGCATAAGAATAATAGATGTCAATCATGCCATGTTCTACTCTTAGTGATTTAGTCGTGTTTAAATATGATGTAGTCATTTTTGTCTCCTTTTGTTTGTTGTTATAGTCCGTTTCTAGTTCCGTCTTTATATGAATACCCTATAATCTCGAAGAATGGGTCTTCAAAAGTTTCTTTTACTTCTTTATCAAATTTATCTTTTAAAGATTTTAATTTATTCTTTGATAAATTTTTATTTTTAACATCAAATAAATTAATATTGGAATTATGATAAATAGTAATTTGTTTGTCTTCTAAACGAAAGACAGGTTTTATAGTCAATTTATAACTATATTTTTTCATTTTGCTCTCCTTTTGTTATTGAATATCCGTAAATATTCATGATTACCCAATAGCGAGTAATCAAAAATATTTATTAATAATTGGGGTCAAGATAAGGGATATCTTCTTCAACACATTCAATAGCTTGTCTTAAGCTACATGCTTGTTCTTGCCATATCTCTTCTTTTGGCTCTCCTCTTACTTGGTCAAGTTTTCGTTCTAATACATCGTCTAAAACTTCAACTGCTTTCCAATATCTTCTTTGTTTAAATTTATAAGTTAGGTGTTGCCACTTCCACCATAACCATCTTTTTACTGTCATGTTATTTACCTCTTTCTGTATTTGAATATATAAATATTCATGATTACTCATATCGAGTAATCAAAAGTATTTATCTTTTTTGTGCTTCTTTAATTAAGACTCTTGGTCCCTCATTGAAGTATTTATAAGTAAAACCTTTTTCATGAGTTTTTAAATGGTCTTGATCAATCTCAAGTTCTTTTAAAACATCGTGCAAATTATAAGTATCTTTAAGATCAAAAAAATCATTGTTATTTATTTGATCGTTTAACCATTCGGTAAAACTACCGTCTTGGTGTAAGTCTTGACTCTTAAACAAATTAAAAACAGTTCTAAGAGTTATTTTAATATTTGGTAAGTTCATTGTTTGCTCCTTTTCTGAATATTTGTAAATATTCAAGATTACTCAAAACGAGTAATCTAAAATATTTATTAGGTTTCTTTTACAACCCACTCCCCTAGGACGTACTCTCTTTTGACCTCTAAATCTCTTTCATCTCTTACGTCTTGTTCTAGCGTGTTGATGATATCTTCTAATTTAATCTCCCACCTAAAGTTTCTTAACTCTGTGGGAAGTTTTCTATTGACCTCTAAATCTCTTGTCACTAGGTCAAGTAGATAGTTTGCGTGATTTTTAAGTAAGTTCATTTTTTTCTCTCTTTCTGTATTTGAATATATAAATATTCAAGATTACTCAAAACGAGTAATCTAAAATATTTATTAGAATGAGGGGTCCCAATACTCGGACCGTTGACCGAGGCCAAGATGAGTTCCCTCTTTTCTAAAACGGTTAGTTTTAGGATTAAAGGACCTAGGCTCTAAGATAAAGCCTCGTTGACCGTCTTCGGTTTCGATATCGATAACCTCAGAAATGAATTTTCTACCCTTAAGATTGGGAGTAAATTCATAGGTTTGACTTTCTGAAAAGCCATTCCTATCGGTACGCTTTGCGTGGTCCTGTTGAACCACAACGTAGCGTTTTTTATTACGGTTGATGATTTCAACAACCGTGCAAGCGTGTCGGTCAGACCAAAAATAAGCAGTCGCACCGTTGCCAATGGCTAATTGATCGTAGCCATACCAAGTTTTGGAAGCAATCCAATTGTTAACGCTTCCGAACTGTGTGCCTATTTTATTTGGCAACAGTTTTTGGTTTTTATCGATTATTCTAATGTTTGTCATTTTTTGCTCTCTTTCTGTATTTGAATATTTACAAATATTCAAGATAACCCAAAACGAGTTATCTAAAATATTTATATTTTGTTTATTGTTTTTTCAATAAACTCGATTGTTGCAATTTCATATCCGTCTGCACAAACAGGCAAATTGAAGTACCATAATTTCTGAGTGCTCCAACCTGTTTTTAGATCGAAATCGTGGATCAAACCGTCTTGTTTGATCACTCCTTTTTTCTCAAGGGAGCCAAAGACACCCCTAAGAGATTTAACTGAAATATTGCAATATTTCGCAGTTTCTGTGGCAATACTCCAATTGATACAGTTAGAGCCATCTCTTTTGCCCCAACTGTCAATATGCGTTTGTAGAAAAAGTTTCTCTAGTTTAGTCAACTTGATCATAACGCCTCCTTTCTGAATATTTGTAAATATTCATGAATACTCATAATCGAGTATTCAAAAATATTTATTTGATTTGGTCTCTCAAAGATTTTAAATAAATTCTATGACGTTTTATGTCAAAAATTTTTGACAGTCTTTTATAATAACGCCATTTTTTTTTGAGTTCTTCACGTTCTGCACCGTTAGCTTTGATTTGTAAGTCAAAATATTCTGAACTCTTTTTAAAGAGTAAAGACTCTATATTTAATAGATCGATTTCCGTTAATTTAGTGCTTATAGTCATTGTTTTGCTCTCTTTCTGAATATTGATAAATATTCATGAATACTCATAATCGAGTATTCAAAAATATTTAGTCTGAAAACTTATCTAAAACCACTTGTTTACACTCTTTTAAAGTGTCTAGAGTAGTTATCCATTCGGTTGTCTCGAATGTTTCTGTATCACTTAATTCGACTCTATAACCTCGAGGATTATTAGCGTCTTCTATACGTACGAGAGATTTATTAATCTCTACTAAAGCTAAGGCCCACTCCCAACCGAATTGAGTCGGAATATTTGAACATTCAAACTTATGTCCGTTGTGATATATTTCATAAAAGCCTATTGCTATTTTTTTTACTTTCATCGTTTGCTCCTTTACTGAATAAATAAATATTCATGATTACTCAAATAGAGTAATCAAAAGTATTTATGCTGACTGTTCAGCTTGTTTTTTAGAAATAAGATAAAGTCTGTCGATAAGTCTATTCTTCCACTTACTGAGTAATTTACCTTCTAAGTTAGACGCCTCGATTTCCCAAGGTCGTTGTCTGTAAGGAATGCGTCTCTTTGGGCCTAGTTCTTTACCCTCCCAACGTGTGTGAAGTTCGCCATCAGATTTCCACCAACGTTGTTGATATTGCTTTGTTGCAATTTGTTTAACGTGAACTAATTCGTGAGCCAAAGTTTCAAAAATATCAGACTCACTATGAATAATAATTTTATGATCTTTATCTGGGTCAGAACCTTTTGCGTTGGCTAAGTGAACACCTTCACAATTTTGACCCCACTTCTTTTTGACTGTGGTCCTTCTTACGTGAATTTTGATCTTCAAAGTGTTTTGAAGTCTTTTAGATACTAACTCACTAAGAAACAAGTTTGTTGCTTCTGTGAGGTCGTCAACTAATTCTTGATTTCTCTCATTTCTTGGTAGAGATATTTCTAGTTTTTTCATCGTTTGCTCCTTTACTGAATGCTTATGCATTCATGATAAGGCTAACTAAGTAGCCCTATCAAAAATACATAAAGATTTTCTGTTTGACTGTTTCCTTATCGGTGTCATCGATTGAACTCATTGTTCGTAGACTCCCTCTAAGCGTTTCAAGATAAGGTTTGGAAGCTTACCTCGATTGGTTCGAGTTATCTATGCACTAAGAGACGAGTATGTAGTGTCTAGCCTTAGCAACCCACAAGGACCTCAAGAGAGGCTACCCCCAAATTTAATTGGTTAAGTGTTTTAGCACCTTAGACCCAATGGCTAAAATATCGTCAGCATTCCCCAAAATGGTAACTGGCTTATTTTTTTCTAGCGTGGTTTCTAAAGTATGGTTTGTCATTGTTAAAATAATACTGATTTTTATCTAAAAGTAAAATAAATTATTATAAAAAAAGATAAATAATTAAAAAAAATGGTCATAAATTATTACAATCGAAAAGTTATCCACAGGCATTTTTTTGCGTTTTTAGAGCGTTTTAAAAAGGTCCGTGTATGATTTTATATGATAATTTATTATATGCTCTATGGCTCTTAAAATGGATTTAAAGGGTATTTTTTTTATGAGAAGTTGTTATATTTTATTGCAAATTGCGACAGGGACCGTTGACCGTGGACAAAGTACGAACAAACAAAGTACGAACAAAATAGACACACCATCACAGTACTTAGGTTTTTTTGAAAAAATAAAAATAAAAAATAAAAATATTTTAAAACAAGTGTGATAGTGTCCGCTTAACGGTTTTAACTTTAATTAGGTGGGTTTTACCCATCACACTTCTCATTTTTAGTAGTGTGTATAGTGTGATAGGTGGTTATTGATTTTACTGACTTTTTTGACCCCCTAGGTAATTGAACCCTTTTTCCAAATTGATTATTTTAAAAGAAGTTATGGAAAATTCTCTAGTACCAAATTGATTAAATATCTGTAATATGTAACGGTCTAATTTTGAATGAGTGCTGAAAAGAATTTATATAAAATGGTAAAGGAAAAGCTTAGCGACTTTAATCCAATTCGTATTGAAACTACTACAATAAACGGTTTCCCTGATTTAATTTTGTTTAACAAATTTGGACGTAGTTTGTTCGTTGAATGTAAGGCTTGTGAGCGTTCTAGATTGTTACAAAGTTTAAGGCCACACCAAAAAGCATTTCATCACAAATACAAACATATTACGAACGGACTGTTTATCTTACAAAGGTCCCTCAAAGAGAGGGCCTTTTTTCTGTATAGATCGAAGGATATCGACTTTTTGTCAGAAAACGTTGAAAACGAACCACTTTGCACGGTCCACGTGGGCCAACCATGGTCCTCGATCAGCGAAATTTTGAACCATGACCACTAGATCTAGATCGTATAATAAAAAAAGTGCTAGAAGTGTTGAAAAATATAGCGTTTTGCGTTCCTATAATATAGATTATGCAACAATGGGCCTAGGTACTTAGAGCAAATGAAACTGACCATTAAATTAACGATCAGCGGACCCCCAAAATTTGTCCCCGCTATGCACAGCGGCGAACTAGGTCTAGCAGCATATACACACTATGGGAGTAAAAAATGCACATAGACTATTCAAAACTCGATTCTAATCAATTAAAGGCGATGGTATTGCTTAGAAAGAAGATCGAACAAGAGCATGCACGTGGTAATTTCATGCGATTTGTTAAATCTATGTGGCCTGAGTTTGTAGAAGGACCACATCACATTAAGATTGCAGAAAAATTTCAAAAGTTTTTGACAGGAAAGAATCAAAGGCTCATTGTGAACATGCCTCCACGTCACACAAAAAGTGAGTTCGCCTCATTTTTATTCCCGGCATGGATGATAGGGCAAAATCCCCGGCTAAAAATTATTCAAGCGACTCACACAGGTGAACTTGCTATTCGATTTGGTAGAAAAGTTAGAAACTTAATGAACACTAGAGAGTATCGAGGAGTATTTCCTGATGTAACGCTAAGAACTGATAACCAAGCAGCAGGAAGATGGGAGACTAACCTCGGAGGTGAGTATTTTGCGGCAGGTGTTGGTGGTGCAATCACAGGTCGTGGTGCTGATTTATTAATTATTGATGATCCACACTCAGAACAAGATGCTTTGTCTGAAACAGCCATGGATAATGCCTATGAATGGTACACATCAGGACCTAGACAGCGTATGCAACCTGGAGGAAGCATTGTAATTGTTATGACTCGTTGGTCTGACAAGGATCTAACAGGCCATTTGATAAAAAAAATGGGAGATATGAAAGCAGACAAATGGGACATCATAGAATTCCCGGCAATTTTAGACGATGATGACGAAAAGAAGAGAAAACCTATTTGGCCACAGTATTGGAAGCTAAATGAGCTCGATAAGGTTAAAGCTTCTCTTGTTCCCACCAAGTGGAGCGCACAATGGCAACAAAATCCTACTCATGACGGTACAAGTATCATTAAACGTGAATGGTGGAACATTTGGCAAAAGGAAGATCCACCTGAATGTGCCTATACCATACAAAGTTATGATACTGCGTTTTCAAAAAAGGAGTCTGCTGACTATTCAGCTATTACAACTTGGGGAGTATTCTATCCTAATGAAGGAAATGAGACTCATTTGATACTTTTGAACGCTAAAAAAGGTCGTTGGGATTTTCCTGAGCTAAAACAAGTAGCAAAGGAACAACTTCAGGTCTATAAGCCTGATAGTGTTATAATTGAAGCCAAAGCATCAGGGACACCCTTGATACAGGAGCTCAGGCGATTTGGAGTATACGCTCAAGCTTTCTCTCCTAACCGTGGTATGGATAAACATGTTAGATTAAATTCTGTCTCTCCTATTTTTGAAGCAGGTCATGTTTGGAGAACGGAGCACGATTGGGCTGAAGAAGTTCAAGAAGAGTTAGCATCTTTTCCTTATGGAGAGCACGATGATCTTGTTGACGCAACCACCTTAGCACTGTTAAGATACAGGCAGGGAAGCTTTATTTCTTTGCACGATGACGAAGATGACATGGAGCCAAGGGAAAAACGAACATATGAATACTACTAAAAAATTAATTAATCCTGATGACAGGAGACTAAAGCAAAAATTAACACCGAAGCAGATGATTTTTGTTTATGAGTACGTTCATAAAGTTCTTCTCGGAGAATGTTCCGCTGCCGAAGCAGCACGGAAAGCGGGCTATTCAATGAACCGTGCACGTCAGACTGCTACTGATCTAATGAACCCTCACTTAAATCCTTTCGTAGTGGAGGCTGTCAATGAGATGAAACAAGATCTGCATCAAATGTATGGAGTATCCACTGCTTCTCATTTGGCCTCCTTAAAACAAATCAGAGAGGAAGCAAGAGAACATAAACACTATTCGGCGGCCGTGGCTGCTGAAGTTAATAGAGGTAAGGTTGCTGGCTTTTACGATAACAAGGTTCAAAGCGACACTCCTCTAGAAAACATGAGTAAAGACGAATTAATAAAAGTTTTAGAGAACTACGATAAGCATGGCATCACCCATGATACAAAATTAATTATTGACGATGATAAAGATGTGATGACAGGTAATTGAGATGGTAAAAAAAATAATTCATATTAACCAACACAAGATTCGAGCAAATAAAAAACATGGATTAGAGGAACCTGTGATTACTTGCAAAACTTCTAAGTCAAACGATTACGCAAAGAATGTAGAAATTTTTGATAAGAATAATAATGTTGTTGCAAAAGTTATCTATAGTCCTACTAAACCTTTATCCTGTGGTGCACGAGTTTGGATTGAGACTAATGAGAAAATAGTTTTAGACAATGGATTGTGTTTGGATAAGTGATGACAGGTAACTAAGATGATTCAGTATATTACTAATCCC